AGCCATTGCCCAAAGCATACAAAAGCCCTTGTGTAGTTGTTGGGCTAACCGAGTGATTCAGGTATGTACCATTGGAAAGCCTTGTGGTTCCAACAAATCGAAACTCAACGCCAATAAAGGTTGATGTGTCATGTGAAATGAGCATTTGGTCTGAGCCGCCCGAGTCAAATTTTCGAACCGCAAAAGCCGTGTATGGTTGAGTGAATGAAGTGCTTGACAACAATGTGTTATTCGCCCTATCAAACTTAATCGCAGGTCTATTACTTTGAGTTACAACAGTACTCGCCTCAACAATTAAAGGTTGTTTAGCATCGTCTGTTTGTGTAGCGTTATTTTGCTGCAAAGGGTCATTCTCAGTTTGGTCGTACCATGTTGTAACATAACCAAATCCCGATACATCTAAATTTGTTTCTACATAGTCAGTTAGAGTTGAGCCTTTTACTATCTGAAAACCCGTTATCTCAATTTCCCCCGCATTACCGTTTGTCCATCGCAAAAATCCCGAACCAGCAGATGAACCGGCTACTATAACGGCGGATATTCGATAAATGTTTCCTGAAATGTTGGTGACTACATAATCAGATGGGCTAGTAGCAGCCGTTCCCCTCAAATTAAAATACCCTTGCTGCCCTAAATTGCTTCCAAATGTGGCTGAATTTCCATCGACCAAATTGACGTAAGCGGAAATAGTATATGTTTCACCCGTTTCAACCAAATCAAAAGGAGGGTAAGCCAAAGCATTTCCTAAATCTCTATTTAATATCGTTTTGTTGGTAAATGAAGGAGACGAAAGCCCCCAATCGTTAGCGGCTGTACTTCCATTCAAAAGGGTTGCGTAATCTCCTGAAGCGGGGTCGCTATACTTAAATCGGTTTTCTTGGCCCACAAAAGCAAGGAGAGCCGTGGTGTCCAAATCTCCGTTAGCATCAAAACCAATATCTAAATTAGCATCATCAGAGCTTCTAAAAACGTTAATAGCACTACCTGTATAGGCTGCTATTACTTTACGTAAAGAATAAGCTGCTACTGGGGATGAAGTTCCAGAATCTCCTGCTAGAGATGGAGTAGAAGAAGCATTTGTTAATTTTCTTAAAGAATATGCTGCTGCCGCAGAGGAAGTAGAATAATTTAAAGGAAGTTCATTTGCGTGATTTACAAAATTTTCAATACTAGCAGTATCTAAAATACCTTCAGAAGTAAAACTGAATGAGCTAACTGTATCATCTGAATCTCTTCTTATATCAATTATACTTCCTGTATATTCTGTACTTAATTTTCTTAAAGAATAAGCAGCAGTAGCTCCTGGGTATTCATCTATAAGACCCATAAAGGCTGGGAGTGAGCTGGTAAGTTCGGTTCCAGCACCTGTACCTCTAAATCTTAAAGTTTCTTTAGAGATTGCATTAGTTGGAGTAAATGTAAGAGTACCACCTTCAGGAGATACTACAACCCCAGCTTGATATGAACTAGTTACTAGATTTGAAATTCCACTAGTAAATGAGAATGTACCTTCTAGATTTTTAGGGGAATTAGAATCGTAGGCACCATTAGAGTTTTTTACTGTCTCTAAAACAAAATAAGAAGAACCCTCATTTGGGTTAGATATAATAAAATTATTAACGGAACCAGCCGATAAATCTGTTGGGGCTGGCTCGTTGCTCATTGTTATAGAAACATTAAAATCTGCCATTACTCTTCTTCTCTAGTTAATAGAGTTTCTATGTCCTTAATATATCCTATAATTAAATCTGTACCAATAACTACCTCATAAGATGAAGGTTTTTCTTGGTAATGAGCAATAGTTTCATCTTTAGCCTGATCTAATAAAGGGTAAAGATTATTAAGAAGTTTTTCAATTTGGTCAAAAGCAGCAATTCGTTCTTCTTGGAATTGTACTCTATCTTCATCTCTTTCTCTAAGATTTAATTTATATCTGTACATTTTATTTCTCGAATAATTGTTTTACTTCAATTCCTTTTGCTTGCTTTCGTAGTTTTTTTTTGTCTACAGGCTTATACCCTAATTTATAGTAATAATTTGATGCTGTACCCTTTGCTTTTTTATTTTTATTAAACGCAAATGGTGTGGCATATTGGGCACCTGTTCCTACATTAGCGGTAAAATTAGCGGAACCACCTGTGGTCATCATCTCATTCATACCTTTGATGCGTTCATATTCTTCAGCCTTATTTTTACGTAAATAAGTTCTAAGTTGATTTCTTAATTTACGTAATTCATTGTAATATTCTTGGAAAAAAGGCTCTTGAGATGATTGAGCTACTTGTTTAGCAGTATTGAAGGCATCTGTGATGTCTTTAAAGAGTTTAAGATAATCAGCATCGTAATCTACATCCCAAGTAATTTGACCAGTTTCCGGATCAATGTTGGTTATTGTAGTTACAATTCCACCTGATTTTTCTGTATCTCCTACTTTACGCATGTTCTACTTTCAACTCTTCTACTAATTCAATATACTGGAGAATGTTTACAATATTTTCAGAAGTAATATTTGAGGTTTTATCCAATTCTTTGATCAAAGAAATTACTTCATTGATTTTGATTTGGGTAGCTTTATCACTGACATTATTGTTTAATTCGTTTAATTGAGTCTTAATTTTTCCTACTTCAGTATTATAAAATTCTCTTAATACTGGTGTTGAATCAACTGAATTAATGTATTGTCTTAATACCTCTTTTTGCGAGTCGTGTAGATTGGTATACTTACCATTAAATTTTTCCATTAAAATTCTGTAGGTAAGCATTCGGGTATCCTTATCATATGATTGGAAATCTCTTAATACCTCAGCTTCTACTCTTTCTTCTTTAATATTAGAAGAAGACAAATGTTCCAATAAAGTTACTTTGTTGTTTACAATTTGGTTAGTGTCTACTAAAGCTTCAGTATTTTCGATTTCTGTGAGAGTATAGAACGCAGCATACGTTTTATAATGTGGTAATTTAGTTTTAAAAAACTCATCTAAATTATAATGCTTTTTAATCTCATTGATAAGATTATACTTTTCTCTTCGTAAAGTGCTGCGGTTTAATTTTTTCGAATTTTGTAACAAAGTTTGTAAAATCATAGTAGCCTTACCTTCTGTTAAAGAAGTGTTTTTACCTAAAAGTTCATATAGTCTATACTCTTTAGACAATTCAGATTTTACAAAATATTTTTGTATGATAGATAGTGCGGGGGAATTACCCTCGTTTAGGGTATCAGCTGTTACTTGTCGTACAAGTAATTCAAAAAGGATACCCGTATTTTTATACTTCGAATGTTTAATATTCATTCCTCCTAGGATTTATTATAAATATATAAGAATTTATTACTCTTTAATTTTTGATTCATCTAGAAGTGATTCTTTGCTTTTATCTTCAGCAAATACCATTTCTTTTTGCATGCTTTCTATTAAAGAACGATTTTTTGAGTACGAAATCTTTGCATTTTCTCTTAAACCAGGTTGATCGTCTACTTTCATATCTTTTCTACCTAATCTATCTCGACCAAATGCATTATCTTGTGTATTAATATCCGATACCCTTTCTTGAGGTCTTCCTAGAGGAACTTTTTCATCATAACCCTCAGGTACATTACCTGGGTCTGTTTCCATTCTACCTTTACCATATAAAGAAGCTAAATCGTGTGGGGTACCATACGAACGTCCTGTTGAAACCGGATCATTACCTTCTGTTTCGATTTGTTGTAGACGGAACTTACGTTTCTGATCTTGGATAATAAGATCTCTATATTCTTCATATTCATCTTCACTACAATGGAAAACATTTTCATAAACCCAATCTGTAGGGAACATTTTGTTTTCTAGCATTGTAGAGGCTAAATCTACTTTTTCTTTCATCAACGCGATCTTTTCTTGATCATATATGATAGAAGGAGTAGTTAAATCTAATTCAAAATTAGTCATTTGCTCATCTCTATACCCTTGAGAATATAAATGTACCAAAGCAATTTTATATAATTCTGAAAGAAGAATACGTTGGATGCGGTCAATTGTTCTTCCAAAGCGGATATCTTCGGCGGCTAATGTAGCTTTACCTTGTAAGTTTTCATCGTATCCTAAGAATGCTTTAGGGATCTTAAGGGCAGCAAATAATTTTTCTCTTAAATATTTTACGTCCTCAATACCATCGTAATCTAAACCTTTAGTGGTATCAATTTTAGTAGCCTGATCATTACCTCTAATAGGAATATAGAAGTCTTCCATCAGGTTTTGCATATTGTACTTTAAGTTATATTCACCTGTTTGCTCATCTATAAGCGGGGTACGCTTCATAGTTGAGATAGTCTTTTGCATAAAGTTTTCTACCTCATTTGGTGGAATAGAACCTACATTGATATAAAAAATACGTTTTTCTGGGGCACGAGCGATTCTATGGATTAACATAGCATCCTCCATCATTGTATATTGTTTGAATAATTTACGGCCAGGTTCCAAATATGAACGGCCGTAAGGAAGATAGTTCATATCAGATAATAATCTAAAGTGAGCTATCTCATAGTTATCAAATTCAACAACGTTTTGATTTTGTTGATTTGGGGTATGATAATAACCTGAAGAGTTACCTCCAAAGAAACCATCTGGGTTGTAGTTAAATACTACTTTAGTTGGATTATCAACATCAAAGTTTTCTTGTCTTTGGATGTGGTATGCAGCATAAGGGATAACATTAAATACCCCAAATTTTTCTGAGATTTCTAGTTTTAAAAAGAAATCACCATACTTACACATTTGGCGAGTCCAACTCCAAAGGTTAAATTCAATATTTAAAACATCATAAAATAGATTATAAAGAATTTTTTGGATATTGTCATCTGAACTCTTGATTTGGAGTACTTCTCCCATATCATTTTTAAGAGTAGATTCATCAGCAAT